CAACGCCTACTCCAGCGGCACGACGTAGCGCACGGGCGAGTCTGCCTTTACCGCATCGTATCTCGATCGAATCGCCTGCGTCGTGCGTTCGACCATTTCGCCCGCGAGCTTGCGCCCCTCGAAGTAGAGCGCCATCTGGTCGATCGTCCAGCGCGTCCAGACGTGGTAGGGGATGCCATCGCGCGCGAGGCGATAGGCGAGGATGGCCTTGCGCTCGGCGATCGTGTGCCCATCGAGAGGGGTGCCGGCCACCTGGGCCACGCGCGCGCCCATCGCCTGCGCCACGTAGGTCGCCTGTGCGCCCGTGTAGCGATGCCCCGCATACATCACCGAGCCGTCCGCATCGAATCGGGAGGCAACCGTCGCATGGGCCTCGTGCGTGGTCGCCATCTCGATCAGACCGGACCGCCCCACAAAAAAGCGGTGATGATCTCCACCAACTTGATGTGCTGATTGATCGGCAGCTTGCCGAGCCACGCGAGATCCGGCTTGGGATCGTTCTCGCTCAGAGCCATCTCGACGATCTGGAGGAACTGGCCGGGGTTGGTGTCGCGCAGCGCGTTGAAGCCGCTGTAGATCGACTTCCCCGTGAGCAGCGCGACGCGCGCCGCATCGTCCTCGGTGGCGCAACGCACGCGCACGGTGCGTTTCATGAGGACGATCTCGCCGATCGGGCTGCTCGTCGCCCAAAGCTCGCGGTAGTCCGGCAGCAGCTTCAAGTGCGAGAAGAGATTCGAGATTTCGATCTTCCTCTCGCTGGTCGGCACCTCGCCGGCCGTATTCGTTTCAGTCACGGTTCGACCTCCTGAATCCTTGGTTGCGCGCCCGGGAATCGGACCCGGTTCTCGGCCTTATGAGGGCCGCGACTTGCCATTTGTCCTGCGCGCGATGGTTAGTTGTCGAGGAAGCTGCGAGCGTTGAGCGACGCCAATCGGATGTCGTGCGGAGCCGACGTGATGTCGTTGTCGAATCCGGTGAACGTGATCGGCACGAGCACGCGACCGCGTCCCTGCACGTTTGCTGGATAGGTCGCGATGATCGCGTTCGGGAGCGACAGTACGAATTGGTACTTGATCGACGTGCCGGGGATCGTGTTCGTCGAGACGAACCGGAACATGAGTTCGCGTGGCGTCTGCGCGAGGTAGTCGGCGTACATCGTCGCCGTGCCGACGCGCTTCTCGCCGTCCCATTCGCTCGACATCGACGCACGCGAGGCGTACTGCCCCATCGGCGCCTCCTCCGCGAACGTGCGACCGGCGAAGACGCGATCGCGATCGAGGTTGCGGTTCGAGTCGACCGAGAAATCCGTGCAGGGGATGACGGTCGCGCCCCACGTCACGGTGCACTCGGTGAAGTTGGCGATCGGCGCGGTCGGGAAGCCCGGCGTCGCGGATGAGACCTGGAGCGTCTCACTGCGCCCGAAGAGGGAGAGGCGCAGCTTGAGCGGCTGATCTCGCCCGCACGAGAACTGGAACGAGTCGATGAGGATCCCGGAGTAGCTGAACAGCGTCGGATTCGTCGCGCCGGAACCGACGACGCCGCGCGAGACGTGCAGCGAGAGCGACGGAGAGGTCGCGGACTTCCAGCGACCTTTCTTCGCGAGGTCGAAGTTCCGCGAGAACGATCCCGACGCGCCGCTCGACGTGTTGTTGAGCTCGCCGAAGGCATGGAGGAGAAGGTTTTCCATGCCCTCGTACGCCACCGCGACCTCGACATCGCCATCGACGATTTGTGCGCCCTGGAACTTCTGGTTCACGTCGAGATAGGCAGCGCTGATGTTCGGCACCGGGACGAGCGGCCGATCCGACTTGAGCGATTCGGAGAGGAAGAGGAACGACTCGGTCGCACCGGAGGGGCCGACCCCCGTTCCATAGACCGTCTCTTTGTTTACGCCGATGAACGTGTCGGCGGACAGACCGACGAGCCCTGCGCCAGCGACCATGAGATTTCCCCTAGCGCGCGATCATCCGCGCGAGTACCACCGAACCTGCCATCGCATAACGATCACTTTGACCGCTGCGGCAGTTTCGATCAACAAGAATTGTTCGTCCGGCGTCCAATCGACGCCAACTAAACGACCGTCGGAAATCATGTTAGGATAGATCGACGCCGCGATCTCCGTGAGCCTCGGATTCAGACGAAGCGCCTGGAGCACTTGGAACGCGAAGGCGTCGATCACCTCAAGCGGGTTATCGGTGTTCGAGTAGGGCTTCCAGACGGATACGCGGAAGTGCTCGATCACCTCGCAGTGCGTCCCGCTGATGTCGATCTTTCCGTCCGGCGTGTACTCGACTTCTCCCTCGGGCTCGATGAAGACGGCCGGAAGCAGCTTGCCGATCTTGTCGATCTCGGCGACGCGCTCGACCCCGCCGAACTGGCAAACGACGAACGATCCGGCGGGCGCGGTCGACGTAATGAGCCGAACGAGTTCATCGCCGATCGTCTTCGTCAGAATCCTTACGTTGTACTCGCGCGGATTGTACGCCATCACTTCACGCCTTGATTGACGGAAGTCACGAGCAGATCCGACGCCCACTTGCCGTAGAGATCGGCCACATCGGCGACGGCAAGATTGACGGAGCGCGTTACGATTTCGAGCCCACCATTCTTGAGTACGTCGGCGAACCACGGGCGCGGCTTGATCCCGCGCTTGCCGATCGCGCGAGCGACGAGGAATGCGAGTTGTCGTGCCTGCTTCTGCTCGTCCTTCGTCGCGCTCTTGTTCAAGTTGGCCTTGAGCGCTGTGCCGGCATCCAGCTTCGCCTTGTTCGAGAGAATGCGATTGTTCACGAGGTGCCGACGCGCCCACGCGATCAACGCTTCGTAGGGCGGCGCCTTCTTCCCGGCCGCGCGTCCTTCATGGACGGGGACGGAGTAGTTCGCACGGTTGAATACGATGAGTTGCGAGGCGGATTCATCGACGACAGAACCATGGCTGTTCGAGAGGCGGCCAGTGTCCCGCGGCGATGTCTTCTTCATCTCTGCCGTGAGCTTGACCCCCGCCTCTCGAAGACGATGCGCGAAGATGCGCTTCGCTAATGGTGATTGAAGACCCTTGCCCATGTCGAGCTCGGCCGTCGTCGTCTTGCCCATCGCGGTGATGTGCAGATGGATCATCAGATCGACTCGCCGAGATCCTCGACGATGTCGAGCACGAGGAATCGCGGGTTATGGGCGGCCGGGAACTGCGCCACGCGCTTGACCTGGAATCGAGTCCCGTTCGGATTGGCCTGAATCACGTCACCTTGTGCGATGTTCGTCCCCGCCTTCATGAGACAGGTGAGCGATGTCGTCTGCTGAAACCCGAATAGTGATTGAAATCTTGAAGGGTTGATCGTCGTGATGAGGCATGGAACGTTGCACGTCTTCTGGACTTCCTGCTGTCCGATGACGGTGCTGTTCTCGACGACTTGAGGTCGACCAATCACGTCGACTCGGTCTTTCATGAGATTCGAGGAGAGGAGGCGGGTCATCGCCTAGGCCACGCATGATGGACGGCGATGCGGAAACAGGATCGCCCTGGATTGTTCGTTGATGCCCTTTGCCGCATACGTCTCGACGACACCACCCATGGAAGAACTCACAAGACTCGGATCCTTCCCGATCGCGAAGAAGAGATCGGCGATGATTAGGAGTTCGGCCCGAAGGAACTGTAGACCCTCGCTGCTCGTCGGGTTGTGGCCGGCGATGTAGCTCACGCGAACGGTCGCAACGCCCTCGGGCCATACGTCGCCATTGACCAACGTGAGTTCGCCGGTTTCGAGATCAGCCACCGCATCGATGTCGGATGCGGACTGATTGCCGGTGAAGTTGTATCCGACGATGTTCGGCTCACCGGAAAACTCGCGGGTCGCCGAATACTTGAGTTCACTGATCGACGTGACCGGATACTCGGGCAGATAGAGCGTCGTCTCGCCAGTCCCTTCGAGTGCCGCATGCGCATAGCTGGTCTTGTGAAGCGTGCGTCCAGTGTAGTCCTGGATCAACTGCGCCGCGGCGTTGATGATCTCACAGATCGTATCGTCGAATGCGACATCATCCTCTTGCAGGTTCAAGTGCGTGCGCGCCTGCGCGAGCGTCGAGAATGCCGCGGCGATGATCGGGACGCTCAATCCTTGCCTCTAATGGATGTAATCATTTTCTTGCGCGTTCGATTGCGGTAGGCGTGGTTCGCGGCGAGAAGGATGGCGCTCGTCGCGGTGGCCGCGATGCTGCCCCACGGACCGAGCGGGTCGAGCATCGAATGAACTTCCTTGATCTTCTGCACGGTGTCGGCCTGCGTTTCGACGCCGAGGAATCCGGCCATCGCGGCGCATCCAGGCAGAAGCAGCAGCGCCGTCGCAGCGACGTAGCAGCGTCGAGCGGCGGCGCCCCGCGGATTGAACATGCATCCCTCCTCGCGGTCCCCGAGCCGCCGACCCCCGCCCGTCGTTCGCACGACGGACGGGGTCGGACGACCCGAGAGGGGATCCCGCGGCGTTCGGTTTAGAACGTCGCGTTCTTGTTGATGTTGTAGAGCCCCGCGACGTTGCGCGCGAGCGGGCTCGACGACTCGGGCTGCAGTCGCCCGAAGAAGCCGCGCCACAGCGCCACGAGCACCACGCGGTCGGACTGGATCAGTTCCGCGCTCTTGATCGTCACGAGTCGCCGGTCCCACATCTTGAACGACGGACGATGCACCGCGATGGCGACCGTCTTGGTCGTTCCGGAACCGTCGTACGACCCGACGTGGTTGAGATCCTCGCGCACATAGCCAGAGATCACGACAGGACGGCCGAAGATGTCACCTATCTGTCCAGTGACGACCGGCGGAACGCCACCATGCGCGTCGTAGCGGTTGAACGCCGTGTCTCCGCAAAGCTGCGCATAACCGATCGGAGACACGACGAAGGCCGTATCGCCGATGACCTGCGCGAACTTGCCGAACTTCGTCAGCAGGTTCACGAACTTCTGCGCCGTCAGCGCCGCGTTGAGGGCGTCAACCGACGCGCCCGTCGCGACGAGCTTGCGCAGACCCTTCCACGCGCGCCGCGGGTCCGACGCCCCCGCGGAATCCACGTCGAGCGATCCGAGGTCGTCGCCGTTCATCACGGCCGCGTCGATGCCTTCGCCGATCGAACGCGCGATGCCAGCGCGCGCATAGCTCACGGCATCGATGATTGCGTCTTCCTGCTCCTCGGCCGAGACGAGCGTCCGTACGCCGAGCTTCTTCGCCGTGATCGTGGTGTTCACGGTCGCCTTGGTGCGCGCCGAGATCGCGTTGTTCGAGTCGTCCGGGTTGTCCGAACTCGACTCCGAAACGAGGAATGGCAGATTGTCCGCGCCCTCGATCGGAAGCTTCCATGGCGATGCAGGCATCGTGACGTGCTCGAACATATCGGACAGCACGAGCGCCTGCTTGATGAGCGGCACGAGCGAGCCCGACATCGTGCTCGGGATGAACTCCAGGCCAGTGCCCGAGCCCCCGGTCGTCATGATCTTCGAGACGGCCGGGCCCATGACCTTCGCCGCGAGCTCGCTCGCGAGACGCGCGTAGGCCGGCCAATGCTTGCTGGTGTGCGGATCGAAATCGCGGTGAACCGCCTGCGCGATCGTGAATCCGTCGTGCAGATCGTGGAGCTTCGTCCACTTCCGCACCATGTTCTCGTCGCTGATCTGGTCGAGGTCCATCGACCCCGGCGCCGACATCACGATCGCCTCGTACGCCTTCTGCGCGATCTCGGTGGCGCGACCGGAGATGAACTTCGCCGTCCCGGCATCGCCGCGCACGGACGCTTCGAGCCCGTTGCGCCATTCATGGAGCGACCCGCCCTCGAACTCGTCGGGCGCGGGCCGCGTGCGCGCTGCGCGGGCCTTGCGCGTGCGGTCGACGTGCTCCCCGAACAGATCGGGGTTGTCGTCCTGCGATCGAGCGAGAACCGCCTCGGCCTCGCCTGGCTTGAGCCCGCCGTTTTCCTTGGACTTCGACGCGATGAACGCGCCCATCCCTTCAAGGGTGGCGCGCGGAACCTTGACCTTCATTCGGTGCGGTCGACTGTCTCCCGCCGTGGCGAACTACGAGGGGTCGCTCTCGAACACGTCCATCGCCTGCTTCATGTCGTCGGGATCAACGGCATCGCCGTTCTTCACGGCATCGTGGACTCGTTCGATGGCCGCGAGATCATCCGTATCGATCTCGACCAACTCCTCGTCCGCCGCCTTCGGCTCGCTCGCCTTGCTCGCCGCGGGTTCCGCGACGGGCTGCGGGGCAGTCGGCGCGGGCGGCGTTGCCGGAGCAGCGGGTGCTGCCGGCTTCGCTTCGCCCTGGACATCCTTCCGTACGTTCACGGGATCTCCGCTCGTGGTTGCGAGATATAGCGCGGCGCACACCCCATCGTCCAGTGCGTGCTTCTCAATAATTTCTCCGACGCGGGTTTTGTTCGCGTTCTCGGCGAAACCATGCTCCCTCAACCAATTCTTCCGCTCGGCGTCATCCTTGAATCGCGTCGGGTCGAAGATGAACGTCCATTCGCCGCGCTCGCTCGATCCCAGAGTCTCCGCAACGCGCTCTGGCTCCGGCCCCTTCCCGAGCAGGGGCGCCTCAATCCCGGCCTCGGCGAGATGCCCAGCGAGGTGCTTGTACGCCGCGGTGCGTTCGGGCTCGCTCAATCTCGCGATCGCGGGCGCGTGGGTCACGAGCGCGGCCATGCCAACGCGCACCGCCTCGATCGACGTGACGACGTCCCCGGCCTGCACGCCGTGGTGCCGCATGGGCGGCGCGCCGTCCTGATCGATCAGCTTGCACATGCGATCGAGCGCGATACCCCCGAGTTCGACGACCGCCTCTCGATGGAAGTCGATGGGTCCGGCAACCGCGAAGCCAAAGCGACGCGGCTCGACGATCGCCTTCGTCTCGGCGCACGCGCACTCGCTCGCCGCCGTCTCGCAGCCGCAGCACTTCATGTCATCGCCGTTCGCGAGCGCCTTCGCGACGTTGAACAGCGTCTTGCGGTTGTCCGGGATCGTGACGACCGAGACTTCGAGCATTTCCGCCTTCGTGATGTGGCGGATCTGCATCGGCATGGCACCCTCGGGCGCCATGAGCGTCTCGATCTTCCTTTCCTGAATGATGAAGCTGGACGAGAGCGCGCGGACGGTGCCGCTGTCGATCCAGTCCCAAACCTGATTGTCGGTGATTTCGCCCGCGATCCAGAGTCCTTCATTCGTGACGGAGAAGTCGATGACCTTGCCCACCGGGCGGGTCATGTCGTGCATCCACAACATGACCGGGTTCTTCATGAACTCCGGCATCGACTCCGCGAATGCGGTTGGATCGACGACGTCCTGACTGCGATCGATCGCGGGCGTCGAGGCGAAGCCTTCGATGCGACGTGCCTTCGCGGCCTTCGTGATCTTGAGGTGGACGGTCTTCTTCTCGCGCTCGTCGCGACATGCCTGCGTCGTGCAAAAGTCGATCGACTTTGCGTCGTCGGCGCTCACGTCGAACACGCGCTCATAGAGATTCGTCCGCCCGAACTGGCCGACGTAGCGCCCGAGCGCAATCGACTTCGAGCGACCCGCCTCGATCGATTCGCGCGCGAGTTCGAGTTCGTCCTCGACGGAATGCCCGTCCCGAGCGAGCACGCGATCGCGCGCAAGCACGGCAACGGCACGGCGCTTCGCGGCCGATGCGACCGCGCCCGACGGCCAGGACATCCCCACGTCCTGCACGCCGTCGCTGCGCACGACGAAAAATCCTCCGGCCTTGCTCACCTTCACCGACATCGCCTAGCCCTCCTCCGGCGTATCGATCACTTCCTCGATCAATGAACATCGACACTGAATTACTTCCTCGGCCGGACCGGATGGATCGTTCGGGAACATGAGCCCATTGCTGAATTCCTGCATCGCAGGAATCGGGTTGTCCGTCGTCTCTTCATCGACCGCGGCGTGGCTGTCGCGCACGAGTTGATCGCGCGAAGAGAGCCATGACTTTTTGATGTTCGACCCGTGCGCGACGAGATCCTTGACTCCCTCGAAACTGCCCTTGTTGAGCATCGTGCCGGCCTCGGTACGCGCAATGCGTTCGAGGCGATACTCCGGGAAGTCCGTCTCCGTCTCGTCGCCCTGGCCCGTGTCGACGAGATCCTTGAAGGAGGCACCGATACGATTCTCGATCTCGCGCGTCGAGAGTCCCTCGTTGAAGCCATCCTGTACGGCGCCCTGGATCGCGGCGCGCGTCGCATCCTGGATCTCGACGACCTTCGTCGCACCCCACCTCGAATAGAAGTCCTGGAACGGGAGGTGGCTGTCTTTCAATGCCCGGCGCGTGGATGGCAGAAGATCGTGCATCTTCTCGTTCGCGGCATCGACCATGCCCGAGAGGAAGACGGGGCCGACCTCCAGCACGAATTTCCGCGACTCCTCCTGCGTCGAAAACAGTTTGCCGATCATCGCATCGTCGAAGATGGCCTTCTGCGTCGATGGCTTGGCGCCCGCAGCGACCTGCATGCCCATGAATGGACCGAGTTCGCTCTTGAGCGTCTCGAACTTGGCGAGCACGCGCGCGCGCTGATCCTTGAAAAAGGTGCGCATCGGCTCGCGCAGCTTCGCCGTCGCGGAATCGTGCAATCGGCGGTAGGCGACGCGCGCCATCGCCTTGAATTCAGGGGTCGCGCGCGCGCGCCTGCCTGCACCCTTGGCTGGGAAATCGCCGGCCCCGCCGAACGGCGAGGGCGCGGGCGCCTTGAAATCCTCACCACCATCCGTCACGGGATCCAGCCCGAGGACGGAGCGCGCCTCGTTCTTCGTGACAATGCCCGAGTCGTAGCCCTTCATCGTCGCGTCGCGTTCCTTGTCGGAGTCTCGGGTCGCGTCGGCCTGCTCGAAAGCGAATCGCACGCGCAGCCGCGGATCCTTGAAGTCGCGGCGGATCTGTCGCGTCAGCGATTCAGCGAGCGGGCGCCCCGTGCGCGGCAGCGTGAACTTGAAAAACAGCTTGATCTGCACGTCCGCATTCGCGAGGACCGACGCTTCCTGCACGTCCATCGCGAGGATCGGCGGGACGCCGAACGCGGCGAGGATGCGGTTCTGCGTAAATTCAGCGGTGTCCGGGAACTGCATGTCCTTCGGCGGCAGGCCGATCGGCTTGACCTTTAATCCAGCATCCAGCAAGACGATTCCGCCCGACTTGCCGGATCGCATGTGCTTCTGCTCGAACTCGCGCGTAATGCGCTTTGCGTTCGAGCGGGCCACGGCCTGTTCGGTTTCGAGAACGAGATCGGGGATGCCGCCATTGTCGACGGTCGACTGGTTGTACTTCTCCAGGTTTGCGTCGATGCCGATGACGGTGCGCAGGACGGAGATCGGCGAGAGTCCCCACCAATCGTTGTTCGGGTCGAAGTATCGATAGAAGTCGGCGTTGCGGTAGTCGATCGGGATGATTGTGCCGCCGACGTTGTACTCGTATCGCTTCACGCCTCCAGGTGTGCCACTATCCGGAACGATCGTGACCTGCGACGGGCGCAGCGGGGTGTAAGCGAGCACCTCCGCATTCGGATTGAAGTCGATGGGATCGACGTTCCTTCGCTCGCACACGATCAACTCGCTGCCGCAAGTCTCCATGTACGTCGTCGCCTGCTCGACGAAATCGCTGCCCGAGATCCGCGATCGCGGGTTGTCGAGAATCATCTGCGCCGGATGATCGGCAACGGCGACGTACTTGCCGCCCTTCTGCTGCTGCTCGACGCACATCGGCACCAAGGCGAGATTGGATGCGATCTGCCGAATCGCGACGTAGACCCATATCGACGCCGCATAGGTCTGGAGAAACATCGCGACGGGATCGGGCGCCTGGAGCGATGAATTCAGCCCCGCGACCTCGGCGATGACTTCCTCGATCAGCCCCTTCGCGTCGCGCGTGCGTGCCGCCTCGCGCGCGACGGCGACGAGCCCGCGGCGACCGACCTGCCGCGCGAGCGCGGGCAGGAAGTCTTCCGCGCCATGAACGCCCGGCGCGACGATCGAGTGGCCGTTCTTCGACGGTCGCCGCTTCGACAGAGCGATGCCCCGCGTCGGCTACGGCGTGTGCACCGTCAGCCAGTCGAGCGCGCCACCCGGCGCGGCCAGGAATGTCTGCGTCCCAAGCTCTTCGGCCCGCTTCGTCAGCGCGCGCCAGAGCGACCGTGTCGCGTCCCACTGCGGAGGGAGATACGCCTCGCCGATCTGCGCGCACGAAGACGCAGGTACGTCGCCGTGGTCGTAACCGGGCACATCCTTCCCGACCGCCGAAAGCTCGACCTGATCCCCCGCGAGCCTACCTCCACAGTCCATGCCGAGCAAGAATACTCGCTCTGCGCCACAAAGTAATGCGACCTGATAGGCCAGCAACCCGGAGAGATTTCCGTAGGCGCGAGCGTCCAATGGGTTCCACTTCGCATTGGCGAAAACGCCCGGTTCGACCGTGCCGACGTGAGGTTTCGCCTCGAAGATGCGATCGGCGAGATGCGCGGGCTCGTCGAATTGAACGCACGTCTCACGCTGCTCGGGCACAACCATGATCGGATCGGGAACGTGCACCGCGCAGGTTTTCATGTAGCCGTGCGCGACGAGGTTCGCCTGCGCGCCGTCGTACGCGACGATGATTTCGGCCGGTGGCAGCATCGGATCCAGACAGTAGCCGGCGTTGCACCCGATGATCCACGCACGCGAGCGCGCGTTGTGGACGACCTGCGCGCGATTGACCCGGCTCGGCCCGTTGCCGACGACGAGCACGGTGCGCCAGACCGACATGGGCTTGCGCGTGATGCGCCATCGATCGTGAAGCTCAATCCAGTTCCTCATCGATCTCCTCTTCTTTCGTCACGTCGAACAGTTCATCGATCTTCACATCCTCACGCTTCGTCTTCGGCGTCGCGTACGGATCGAATGCTTTCATGCAGATCGGGCACGTCACGAGTGCCGCATCGGCGTCGTCGTAATCGCTCTCATCGTCGATCGATCCGACGAACTCGGTCGAACAGTGCGGGCACTCGAAAGCGTCCATGCTCATGCTCGCTTGTGAATCGCGGTCGGATCCGCCATGCCACGGAAGCTCAACGAGAATCCGATCACCGCGCAGAGCAGCGCGTCGGGTCCGTGGTCGTCGACCTTGACCGGCTTGCCGGTGTCGTCGGCATGGTACGCCTTCAAGTATCGCACGGCGCGATCAAAGAGTGGGTCTTTCGGTCCACCACCAAGATCAGGCGCAAGACGAAGCAGCTTCTTCTCGAAGCGTCGGCGCACCTCGCCGATGCCGTATGCCTTCCACTTCGAGAAGACGACGGGCACGACACGGGGCGACCAGTCAATGCCACGCTTCTCTGCAACTTGCTGCCCGAGGTTGTGCAATTCCTCATTGTCGCTCGGATTTGCGGAGTCCGCGAAGATCGACTCGATGCGCTCGTCGAAACATCTTTCGAGGATGTGCTCGCGGATCGGGCCGAATCGCTCGCGCGTGAAGAACTCCCAGCGGTAGGCGACGAGCGCGTCGCTCATGCGCACGACGTAGACAATCGCGCATTCGCCCGCGAATCCCCAATCGAGGCCGACCGCTTTCTCCAGTAATTGGAACCGGCGCGCGTGATCCTTCGGATCCTTCGCCAGCGCCTTGCTGCGCAGGATCGATTCGTCGATCGTGATCGGGTCATAGATGTGCCCGGCCGCGGCGACCGCCTTGCCCATGAGTTCGCGCTCGAAGACTTCGCGTGACTGATCGATGAACTGCTGCGCGATCTCGTCGATCGACACCCATCCATCGACTTCATGCGCCTTGCCGGCGCAATATGCCTCATGAACGATGCGGCGCGTCGGGCCGTCACCCTCGTAGTAGTGCTCGGCGAAATGCTCTTTGACCGGACACGTCGTCTTGCAGTCGTACGGGCAGCGCTTCGCCACGTCGAAGATGTTGAATCGGCGCAGGTCGTAGCCGGCCATCGAGGGGGACTGGATCAGTTGCCAGAAGCGCCCGACCTGGCGTTCGCCCATCGTCGAAAGTTGCAGCAGCGCGCTCGGGTCCGCGCTCGTCAGTTGCCCCTTGCTCGCGTCGATCAATCGGTCCTCGATCAGCGCCGCCTCGTCGAGCGTGAGCCCGCCGCCGCCGCTCGGGCCGCCGGGGTGTGCACCTCGGATTGACTTCTCGCTTGCCGTGTGAATCGTGATCGATCCGCCCGCCTTCGCCTTCGTTGTCTCGGCCTGACAGTAGAGGGTGAAGTTTGCGAGGTCGGACGAGGTCAGGTGCGCGTCGCGGATGTGCGCGTAGCATCGCGCGGCCTGCTCGCCGGACGCGCCGATGTTCGACCAGTCGTACCCAAAGAAGCGATAGGCGATCATCTCGATCAGTGCAGCGAGGTACGTCTTACCGCCGCCGCGCGGGCCGAGGATCACGAGGCGCAGGATCTTGCGCTCGCGGAAGTGCTTCAAGACGTAGAGCAGGATGCCAAGGATTTTCGGCACGGTGCGCAGCTTCACGCCGATTTCGCGCTCGGACCATGCGACAATTTCTTCGTCGCTCGGAGCGGCGCGCGATTCAGCAAGGCGTCCCTGCTCGATCTCCGCGACGAGTCGTGCCATCGCATCCACGCCAGCTACGCGCGCGGTACCGAGCAATTCGTCGGAACGCTCCGGGATCACGAATGGCGCCCCGTGGCCGAGTCGAACGGCTCTTCGCGCGGAGTTCCGCCGGGTGCACCGCTACACCATGGGGGCGTTTGAATCATCTTGCGGCTCGGCACTTCACGATCACGCAGATGTCGCGGGCGTAGGGCGTCTCGTCCGAAACCACGTCGACCGTCACGAGATCGCCGACCGCGACGTTGCGGTTGAGCGAGGACGGGACGTTGTACTCCTTGAAGTTCTCACCGCTCGCGATCGCAAGCTTCGTCGAGCCGACGAGCGTCACGCCATTGCGCAGCACATCGAAGTAAGTCGAACCAGAATATCCGCTCACGCCCTTCGTGATCGTGACCTTTTCGATGCGACCGTCGCGCTCGACGTACTGCTGCGTGCCGAGCAATTCGGCGCTGTCCGTGAGCGATACGAGTTCGACCTGCATGAACGATCCACCCTGGATCGTGTTGATCGTCCCGGTCGGCGCACCCTCGCGGATCGCGTAGATTTCGAGGTAATCGCCGCTCACGAGATCAATGATGAATGACGAGAAGGCGGAACCATGCGTGCTCGCCGTGATCGGAACAGTGAATCCGGACATCGATCCGACGAGATCACTGCCGCTGCTGTTCTTCGAGATGAATGTCTTGATGCTGCCTGCGTCCGCCGCGCCACTCGATAGCGCATTGACACCGTACGTTACGCGATAGATGCCGGTGCGCGTGACATGGACGCGCGTCGGGAACGAAGACATCGGACCGAAGAAGTCGGGGTCACGCGCGCTCTCTCCCGCGAGCCAGACGATGACGTTCGATCCCGTATTGAGGTTGAGTCCGCCCGCACTATCGCGCCGCTTGACGTACTTGAGAATTCCTTCGCGCCGGTTCCCGTGGCCCGGGAAGGTGAACGTCATGAAGAAGATGCCCGGGTCGCTCGGCGAGGAGCCGCCGCGCACCGGAGGTGGACGAATCTTGCCGATCGGTGACATCGTCAGTGCGCTCCGTTCGTGCCGTTCGTCCCCGGGTTTTCATGGTTCGGATTCGGCTTACTTTGCGATGCAAAGTGACCGGGAACGGGGGGAGGGCCTAGAGAGAGAGAGGATGTCGATACGTCGATGATGGAATCCTTCGCGGCAATGGTTCGAGCGCCCGACTCCAGCACCGACTTGAAGCGTCGCGCTAGGCGCAGCAGCAGTTCACGCGCAGGGGGGAGCGGGTCGACGATCTCGGCTCGCATCGCATCGGCAAGCTCGGAGAAGACGACATCGAACGTCGCGACGACGATTTCCTTGCGCTCCGGCGCGTTGAGCCCGAGCAACCTCGCCTCGCTCTCGCAGGCCGCCAAGTAACCCGCTTGATCGGGGTCGGACTCCTTCTGGACCACGCCCCCGTTCACAATGATCTTTTGCCGCGTCAGCGCGATCCGCTTCGCACGCCCACGCTCCGCGATCGCGGTGCTCAGTTGCCCGCGTCGTCGTCGCTTCGCATCGCGATCGAAATCCTGATAGGCGCATGCGCAATATCGCGACGCCGTGCGCTTGGACATGCCCGGATTCGCCCTGCGCATTTCGGCAATGACCGCGCTATCCTGCACGCCGCCCGTGATGAGGTTTTGCGCATCGCGGATGATCTTCCACCGCTTTTCATGGCTCGCCTTGAACATGTTCTGCTTTCCACTTCACTCTGCGGTGCAGAGTATCACCGATCCGCGTTCGCTCTCCGCGACTTCTCAGGAGAGAACGAGTGCAGCGATCACGGGAGACTGCGCAGGAATTCTTCGACGCGCTCACGCGAAGGCGTGCCGGTGATCTCGTTCGCGCGCTTCAACTTCTCGACCGCCCTCAGGACGGCGGCGGCTTGCAGGTCCATGTTGTAGCGCTCGTCCACCTCACGCTCGCAGTTTTCCAACCACTCCACCATCTGCATGAGCATGGACTTCTTCGGCGCCTCCCTCTCCAATCGCGCGAGATCGCGGCGGGCGGCGTCCATGATGAGCGTCCACGTCGGACCCTGGATGCCATTACTGGCCTCCAGCGCCTTCCGCAGCGCGTCCCGGTCGGGGTCACTCATGGGGAGGCCTCCTTCTTCCTCTGTTGCTCAACGGTGTCGGTGGAAAATTCGTAGAAGCAGATCTTGCAGGAGTATTGCAACTCGTCGTTGCGGACGGAGTAGAACGGCCCACGGAACCACTCGGGCTCACCGTTCCCGCACTTCGGGCACGACATCGGCACCGAGTCCCTATGCTCTCTGAGGGTCACGCCTTCACTCCCCAATTCGCGGCGTCTAGAGCCGCAAGATCACGTTTGCCGCGGCGCCGGAACCATCGCCGGTACTGATCCTTGCAGAATTTCCGCAGGCCACGAGCACCGGTGTAGTTCTTCCAGTCGAACTCGTACCGCGTGAACGCTTTGCCGCCGGTCTTCATTGGATCACCTCAATAAATCTGTGGGTGCGCCTCCGCGTCGATCGCCTGGAGCCTCTTCAGCGAGGCGAGGACGTCGAGGAAGGCTGACTTCTCTGCGGCGTCGTACTCCGAGTCCTCGAAGGACGCTGTGGCGCGATCTTCGATCATCCGCACGTTCATCTTGCCGAGCTTGCTCTTCATCTTCTTGGATCGCCCTCGCGAAGCGTTGGGCTCGCGCGCGGCCGGCGTGGCAGTGGCAATACCGTAGAGGCGGCGTCCATTTGCCCACATCTGCGGAGAGTCCAAATCCTCTTCGTCCTTCTCGCACGATGCCGGAGCCGTGGCAGACCCGGCACCACCACGAGAACGACCGATCCTCTCGCTGAGACGCCGCAGCAGCCACGTCCGATACGCCACGACCTGCCGGTCGATGCACGCGAGTTCATTCGCCAAGTCCAAAACCGATCGATTCGAGACGGGCGCGCGACGCTTCATGTTTTCTCCTCCCGCAGCCGCATGTCCGCGACGAGTTTCGCATCCCGAGTGCGACATGCCGGCCAGCCGAATTCTTTGAATGCGTGAGCGAGTTCGAGGCCGATGCGCGTGATGTAGCGCTTCGTTTGGCTCAGTGGATCCGTCTCGATCCTGGCGAGGCCGGCGCGCGCCAGCGCGCGCAGCAATCGCGGTTCGACGAGGCGACCCCGCCCGAGTCCGAGGTGCACGAGGGCCTCGAAGTGCGCGCGCGTCATGTTGCGTCGCTTCATCGCTTGATGCCGCCGACGCCCGTGCGCGGCGCCTTGATCGGTTCCTTCTTCACGTTCGCCCACTCCGGGTCGCCCGGAGCCAATCGAAGATGTCGCGCCTGCAACGCCATCGCGACGCACCCCATCGCGATCACGCGCAGATCCCCGTATCGACCCGCGACCGAACCGTCCGGTGCCGACGCGATCGCCGCCACGGCTGCGAGCGCCGCATCATTCGTGACACAGATGCTGGTCAATGCCTCCGGGTCCATTTGCAAGAGCGACGCGAAGTTGCGTTCCATGATCTAGGCCCCTTGTGCAACGTCGTTTGAATGTGACACCGGCTGCGCCTTGCCCACTTGATCGAAGTGTCCGATCTTCTCCGCCTTGGCGCCATTGCCGACGAACCGCTCCCAGCGATCGAGGATGCCGTCACAGAAGTGGGGCGAGAGTTCGCAGGCGAAGACGCGGCGCTTCAACATTTCTCCATGGTTCTTAAAATGGATCATCCCGTCTCTTCCAGCGGGGTCATCATGCCCTCGGGCAGCGTCGCCATGTAGTGGTGCAGATTCGAATCCTCTCCGAGTTCGTAACCGTGCCGTTCGAGCGTACGCTGGAGCGCGGCGAAGACGTGCATCCCCTCGCGTCGCGCGGCACGGAAGCTCGGACGCAGCGCAAGGTCGATCGATTCGCCGTCCTTCGACTCCTTCATCTGCGCGTGCGCACGCAGCCGGATTTTGAACACGAGCTCGTGATGCGGCGGGCCGCCGCTCCCGGAAGATGGATTCACTGGATGACTCCCTCCTGATCGATCACGGCGCGCATCGCATTCGTCGCCTCAATCAACGTCGCGAACGTCCAGCGATCGGCGGGTGTACCGACACCGTTGCGATAGCGCGTCAGGTCGTAGCGGCCCGGCGCGCATGCGAGCGTGAAGAAGACCGACTTCTTCCTCGCATGCGGTCGCCGGACCGCGGCCAGATGTCGCTTCGCGCTCAGATCGCGTCCGCCCCCGCCTTCGTCTTGCGGCTGCGCTTGGGCCGGTCCTCGGCCGGGCCGTCTTCGCCCGTGTCGCGCTTCTTCCGCATCGCTTCCAGCGTCGGCGCCTCGAACTCGACGATGAGCGTCGCCGGCCCCTCGATCACGCCGCTGCCCAGGAACGCGCTCATGGCTTCCTGCGCCGTGCCGCGCCCCTTCTCGTCGCTCGCGTCGAACTGGATCGTCTTCCTCAGTCGTGCCACGTTCCGCTCCTCCCGTCTCGGGTTTCATGTCGCGCGGCCGACGCCGGCCGACGCTTCGAATTTCACATCACCCCATCCCGCCGTCACGCGCAGCAGTTCATGATCGCGCGCCGCGAAGAGGATCGCCGCGGCATCGAAGGCGTTGTCGCGCAGCTTCTCGATCGACTCGACCGGGATCATTGCGCCCGTCCGCTTGTGCTTCACGAGCTTCGTCTTCGGCAGCGCGCTTTGATCCACGATGAACGTCTTTGCGACCAGCGCGCGCGTTTGAAGTTTCGTCTCGTCGCTCACGCGCTTCGTCCCGAGCGCGGCCGCGATCACGTCATTGCGGATGAAGTCGCAGCGATTCGCGCATGCGACGACGCACGCGGCGCGATAGGCCGCGAGTGCGATCGACATGGCACGCATCCCCGAAGCGTTCTGCGCGCCCATCGTCGGCAGCTCGGCGAACACAATCGCTCCAATCCCTGGACTGTCGAAGCCCCACGTCGGACCATTATTGGCGATGGTCTCTACGAGAGACGTGTAGAGATTCTCCGCGAGATCCCCGAAGTAGATGCATGATCGCTTCTCGTTCCGCGCGGCCGTCGAGAGGCCGGCGGCCGGCTCGATCACGGACAGCTTGACGTGCGGCCCGTCGTCACGCAGCGTCGCGATGGCGACGCCCGTCGCTTCGAGGCCCACGTCGAGCAGGAGCACGGCCCGCGGCGCGTTCGTCACGACCGGTCCCCTCGTCGTTTTCGTCGTCGTCACGCCGCGCACGATGGCGCATTTAGGCACGATCGCGCGACAAGAAAAACGCTGACTGACGTAAGTCGTTGCAGGTGCGCAGCTTACGCTTTCTCTTTTTTTCTCTTTTTTTCTCGTCTTTTCTCTCCTGAAAGACGATCATCTCCGCCATCGACGTGGGCAGCCGAACAGGCACCGCGACGATGGCCCGACCCGGGCCGCGATGGATCCTTGAAAACTTGATGGCCCGTCACGGTGTTCAGGAGACGCGGCCCGCGGCGACAACGGAAGCCCGCGAAACGAAACCTTCCCGCGCCAGCGACACTCTCCGGGCAGTTGAAGCCGGGGCGAACCTGCTGGAAGCCGCTAACCCGCGTACGGGTTGAATGAAAGCCGAAAGGGGAGACGGGGTGGTGTACGCCTCGTCCCTCTCGCGCCGCGATCGATCCGTGCGGCGCCTGATGAGGCAGGATCAAAACCGCGACACCGATCCGGTGCCGCTCGGCATACAAAGGAGTCCTGACCATGAACACCAACAAGCACCCCGCCACCTTGCCCGAGGGGCGCGCGTGCGCGATCAGCGAGGGAGCCCATGCGGCCCTCGCGTCCGTGCAGACGGACCCGCTTCCGACGCGCCTTCGTGGCGGTGCTTACGTCGTCGGCAAGGCGTGGCTCGCCCACGAGATCGAACGCGCCTACCTCCAAGGCCGCGCGGACGAAGCGGCCACGCGGGAGGTGGCCAAGTGAAGAAATCGAAGCTCACGCCTGCGCAAGAGATGGCGCGGATCGCTGTCTCGATCGGCCGTGCGCACCGCATCTTGGCGAAGGCACGCACGCGGACCGCTGCACTCTCGAATGGGCGTGGTGATAGCGAGTCGCGTCGTTTCTTCGGGCTCGCCGCTGGTGCCGCGGTCTTGGCGGGCGATGCCGCCTATCACGCGCTGTTGCTCGCGTCCAATTTCGGCGTGCTGCTGCGGCGGGACGACCCACTGCCCCACGTCGAGAAGCTCGGGTCGAACGAATCCGTCTGATCGGATCCCACGAGACGCGGCATGCACCGCGTCTTTCATCGTTTCAAGGTTCAACGCAGGAGAGGAAGCAAGCCATGGCACATGAAATCGAGTTCGACGCTACGTCGAGAGCGAGTCGCTCAAGCGCCGCGAGGCGCGCTTCGTGGACGCGACGTTCGGCGGCGGCGCGACGCTCAAGCGCGCGGCCTTGAAGTTCGCGCTCGATTACGCGGGCGCGTCGAACAACTGATCATGTCTTCGTCGTGCGCGGTGAGGCATACCCCGCCTCAACGCCATCCGCGTGCGACGGTCTTTCATGGGGGCGCCGAGTTGCTGCGCAAATATGCGCGCGGCTCGGCGCCCCGTTTTTCAGGAGACTTCAATCGTGACGAATCGCGAGGAATACGTGGCTGTTCATTCCGTGCTCACGGCCTTCTACAACGTGGGCAGCGACGTGGAGCCGCAGCCCATCGAGCCGTCGATCTGCGATTTCCTGCGGCTCCAGAATCCGAAGGTGCATCCGTCCTATCTCGATGATAAGGCGCGGATGTGGAGATCGTCGCCGATCGCGTGGTTCGGTGCGTGCGATACGGCACGGCAACTCGCGTTCATCGAGTGGGCGAAGAAGTGGTTTGGCGCGATGTCACACGCCCAGTTCGAGGCGCATGAGTCGCGCGACGCGGAACGGTTCCCGGTCTAACATGAACGTGTCGCGGCGCAGGCGGGTCGCTCTTCCGAGCGTCTCGATCGCACCGGCCGCCGCGACACTTCCTCACTGCGGCGGCGTCGTGTCGGGTGTGTGCTCGGCGCGGCGCCGCTCTTTTCAACGATTCGAGGAGATCGAAGACCAATGACGACGAACAACGACTCAAATGATTCGAAGAACGCGGCGCTCGACGATGTTGCCGCCAAGATCAAGGCGATCATCGATGCAACGCCCGGCCTGCGCCGGAAGATGAAGCGCGAACTCAGAGTGGCGAAGGAGCCCCATCTGCTCGGACCATTGAAGCGCGGCATCCTCCCTGGAATGCGCTTCACGGCGCGTTTCTTCAACGAAGGCAGCGACTTGAGCAACCCCAAGAATGTGATCGAATGGAATGGCGAAGTGGTGAAGTCGACTCGAATGAATGTGCATCTCGGCAATTTCGGTGCGTACGAGACCTTTCAGAAGTTTTCAAAGAACGCGAAGAATCTGATCGAAGATGGGAAGTTTGGACCGGGCGTGACCGGTCCGATCCTCGAAGCGAACGCGATGAAGAATCGGCAACTCATCGAACAGCGGTCGGGGCAGCCGTGAGCATCCAACTCGAACGGTACGACTCGACGGGGGCGCGCTTGTGCGCGGCGCTCCCGTTCGACCGGAACTCCCCGGCCAAGGCCGTGCCGGGCTTCCGCTACGACGGCAACTGGCTGGGCGCGAACGGCGGGGCGCCCGCGCGCAAGGTCTGGCACTGGCCCATCCAGTCGCTCCCCGTACTGCTGCGCGCGTTCCCCGACATCGTGACGATCGACGCGATGATCCTGTCGGCAATCGAGCGCGCCAATCAACTCAACGCGGCACGGGCGCTGACGATGGAGCGGGCGCGCGCGCTCGCGGCCGGCGCCACCCTGCGCGATGGGGTGCGCACGGCGACGGGCAAGACGCTGCGCGCGCATCAGATTGCCGCCTGTCAGGCCGCGCTCGCGGCCGGCGGATCGCGCGGGATCCTGCATCAGACGGGCACGGGCAAGACACCCACCGCCGCGACGCTGGTGTCGTTGCTCACGCAGCCGGAGAACGGACTGCGCAAAGCGGTCATCGTCTGCCCCGTCACGCTGATCGAGGCGGCCTGGATCCCTGATCTCAAGGAATGGTTCCCCGAGTTGCCCGTGGTCAACTTGCGCGCATATCCCAAGGGCCAGAAACGCGAGTTGGCGGTCGCGGCGGCAATTCGAACGCACGGGCGCGTCGTCGCGCTCATCAATTACGAATCGATGCGCACGGATCCGAGCGTCCGCCGGATCATGGCGGGTGCATACGTCGTGTTCGACGAGGTGAGCAAGTGCAAGGGCGTGAAATCATCGATATCGATCGTGGCACGCGAGATCGCGGCGACGTTCCGCGGATGTGTGCTGCTGTCGGGCACGCCGGCACCGAACGGGAACCAGGAGTATTGGCCGCTCGCGAAGATCATCGCACCGGCCGCGGGCTACGACCCGTTCCCCGGCGGGCATTCCGCTTTCGTCAAGGAATTCTGTGACGTAAAGACGTTTCAGCGACGCGGGCAACCCGGCGTGAAGCACTTCGCGGGCTTCGAGTTCCGCGACGAGATGGCCGCGCGCATCCACGAACGCCTCTCGCCGATCTGTGAGTGGGTGAAGAAAGAGCAATGCCTCGATCTCCCGCCCAAGGTGTTCCAGCGCGTGCCGATCGAATTGAGCAAGGACACGGCGAGCGCGTACGAGGAGATGCGCGACGCCATGATGGTGTCGATCGGAAAGAAGTACGACGATTCCGAGAAGCTGCGCGCGCATGCGAAGAACGCGCTGGCGCAGATGATGAAGCTGCGGCAGATTACCGCGGGCTACGTTCCGGCGCACAAAGAGGATTGGATTGCCGGATCTGACGCGGCATCGAGTCGCGTGCTCGTACCGATCGGTCGCGAAAAGATCGATTGGCTGCTAGAGCACTGCGAGACGGACACCGAGCGGATCGTTATCTGGACGCAGTTCATCTTCGAGGCGAAACGCTACGTCGAGGCGTTGCGCGAGGCGAAGGTGCCGTGCGAATCGATCACGGGGGAGACGCCCGAATCGGATCGCGCGAACGTGTTCAAGGGGTTCGTCGCTGGACACTTCCAGGTGCTCGTCGCGCACCCGGGCGTCGCGCAGTGGGGCGTATCGTTCCCCGGCATCTCGCTCGCCGCATACGGATCGCTCTCCTACTCGCTCCAAGAGTACGCGCAGTCGCAGGATCGCATCCACGGCATCGGTCGCGGCGACGCGACCAAGCACTCGACGTACTACCTGCTGACGGCGCGCGTGCGCGGCGCCGAGACGATCGACGCGGATTGCGTGGACGTACTGGAGGGCAAGCGCGACGCGCTCGACCTCGTCTTCGACATCGACCGGAAGCGTCGTGCGGCGGGATTCGTCGCGAGCGACACTGGACAGACGATCGACGCATGATCGATCCTGCTGCGCGCGTGTCGCGGCCTCAACGACTGCACCTTCCCGTGAGTCGTTTCATGGATTCGAGTAACCGCGACCGCGCGTGGCTGGATTTCTTAGGAGGATGCACCATCTCATGACGACGAAGAATCACAACGAACGTTTCTGCTGGCTATGCGACGGCTTCGACATCGCCGCGGCATGCGTCGCGATCGCGGTGATCGTGCTGCTCGCCTGCGGCATCTAGACGAGAGGAATCCACGAATGGGCATCGAAGGAATGGAATCAGGTGGCGAAGCGATCGACGCACCGCCCCTATCGATCAGCGCGGCGCAACTCGCCGCGTCGATCGTTGGCGACGATCCGATCGGCGCAACGTCAGGCATGACGACCGTCGAACTCGCGACCGCATGCGCCGAATTGGATCTGACGCTCGATGAAGTCGCCGCCGCGCTGACCGAGAAGAAGGCGGCGCTGACCGAGGCGCGCAAGCGCTTGAACGAGCGCATGACGAACGAGGGCGTGCCGGGCATCCGCGTGACGACGAGCAAGGGACGGCGGCTCGTGCATCAGGTCGCCATCTTCGCGCCGAAAGTGCCCGCCGCGAATCGGGAGAAGGTGCTCGCGTGGCTCAAGGCGCATCACCCCCAACTCGTCGCCGAGAGCTACAACGATGCGACGTTCCGCGCCGAACTGAAAAAGTGGCAGTCCGCGCAGGAGGGTGACTTCCCGCAGGCGCTTGTCGACGATGGCACGATCGAAGTGTTCCAGGGGACGGAGGTCCGCTTTCGTCAGAGCAACTAGCGCGCGTCGCGTGACACGCGCACGAAGGTTCATCGCATTCAACTTGGAGATTGAGACATGGCGAAGTCGAAAAACGAGGACGCGCGACCGGCCGAGGCGCCCCCCGCGCCGTTGCCGGCGCCCGTTGCGTCGGCCAATCTGCCGGCCACGCTCGCGCCTTCGAGCCGCGTCGAGGGGCTCGACGAGGTGCTGCCCGGGCAGGTCAACGTCCCGATGCTCGTGCTCGTGCAGGGCACGTCGAAGGACGTGGGTGAGGCGCGGGTCGGTGAGTGGCTGCTGCGCTCGACCGGCAAGGTCTACGGCACGAAGGTCCGCATCGTGCCCGTCTCGCAGTTCAATACACGCGGCTACTTCCGCAAGGATGAGGACGCACCCGCCTGCACCTCGCTCGACGGCCGCGTGCCCGAGAGCGGGTCGTCGCCCGCGGATCCGCGGGGCGTCGTCTACCATGACTGCGGTCGCTGCTTCTTCGCGCAGCGACATCCCGATCCGAAGAACCCGCGGAGCAAGCTGCCCTCGCCCTGCGCGGCACAGATCAACTTCCTGGCACTCGTATGGGGGATGGAGGACGAGGAGATCGACCGGCAACTCTGCCGCATCCGGTTCAAGCGCTCGTCCTGGCTCTGCGGGTCGCAGATCATCAGCAACGCGCAGATGAACGCCTTGCGCGTCAAGACGCTATGGGGCACGCTCTACGAACTCTCGACGAAGATCGAGGAGGGCGGCATGGGCAAGTACGGCGTTCCGAGCGCGCGCGTGATTGGGCCGATCGAGAAGACGTTCCCGAACATCTCGGAAGAGGCGCGCGCCTACTCGATGATCTGGTCGAAGCAGCGCGAGTTGCTCGCCCGAGAGAGCCTCGCGCCCGACACCGAAGAGATGGAGGGGGTCGCACCGGCCGACGTTCACGCCGCGCCCGCGTCAAAGGGTGTGGCGCCGAACGAGGGAGGTCCGCCGGTCGACGACTTGCCCTTCTGAAATGATGGCGGCGGCCGACGCGCTTCGCGGACAGCGCGTCGGTCGTCGTCGTTCAACCTGGAGAATGAACGTGAACACGGCACCGAAGGATCAGATGACGCGCCGCGAACTACTGGTGCGCCGCGTCAAGCGCGGCGAGGGCCTTTCGTGGCGCGAGGTCGCGACCAGTCTTGGCTTCGGATCGATCGGCGGGCTCATGAACGTCCTCGGTTCGGACGCCCCGCAGGACGCGACGTTGACGCGCCTGCGCGATTGGCTCGCGCGATTCGGCGTCAACGCAACACTCGACGATCTCGCGCGATAGCGTCGAATCGACCGGGCCAAGATCGATGGGGGAGGGGTCCAAGTGTCCGATCCTGTTTATGCGCAAGCATTCGTATCTGCGTTCCGCGACCTGTTCGACGGGCAGCGGGAGTTCTACGCCGAGGAGAGCGTGCCGTGCGTCGTCGAGCCCATCAGTGATGAGCGCATTCGAGACCACCTCGAAGGCCGGCGGCGTCTTGGCATCTACGCGATGGCGGGCCGCGAGCGCGATCACTGCCGATGGATCGTCGCGGACGTGCAGGGGCCGGATTGGGAGCTCGCGCTCGCGCTGGAGCGTCGGCTCGAAGACGGCCACGGGATCAAGGCTCACATCGAGCGCAGCAAGTCGGGCGGCTGGCACGTGTGGGTCTTCTTCGCGGCCTGGGTTCGCTGCTGGAAGGCGCGCGCGGCGATAGGTCTCGCGATCGCTGACATCCGCGACCGCGCAATCCATCCCATCGAGATCATCCCCGATCAGAATCAGATTCCGGCCGAGCCGGCCGACCTGCGCGGGCGCTACGTCTGGCTGCCGCTGTTCGGGCGCGATGTCGCGACGGGGCGGACGTGCTTCTACGTCGATGTCGCCGGGCGCCCCGTGCTCGTGAAGGACTGGACGCCGACGCGCGTCGCGTCGAACCGGGAGATCGCGCTCGACCACCTGCTCGACGGAATGGACGAGAGCGAACGCGCGACCGCCTATGCGCGCGGGGACGACGAGGCGCCGAGCGAGCGGCGGGTCGACGCGCTGCTGCCCTGCGCGACGCGCGTCTTGAAGGACGGGGCGCGCGACGACGCCGTGCCCGAGTGGGCGAAGCGGCTCGCGATTCATCTACGCCGCAACGGCTACCGCGAGGAGCAGACGCTCGCGACGCTCAAACCCTGGAACCAGCGGCTCTGCGTCCCCGAACTCGACGGCGAGGCGCTGCGCTCGATCGTGGCCGCGACGTACGACCCCGCGAACGCGAAGGAGGGGCTCGGCTGCGACCACCCGCTCGTTGTCCCGTGCTGCGCGAAGGGCGAGTGCCCCGTCTGGCGCGTCGCGCATCTTGCGCCGGCCGAGGCCGCGAGGCCGAAGATCGATCCGAAGCGCGTCGTCATGGACAAGGACGATGCGGCGACGATGTCGTTTTGGTTCTCGCGCGGAGAATTGAAGTACCGCGTACTGAATCTCGACAACTCGCGCGGAGCGATGCGTTGCCTGCTCATCATCGAGAAGGATGGTGAGACGGTCTGGAAGCAGGCGGCAAATCTCGACAGCACGCGCAGCCGCACCGAAGTCGAGAAGAAGGTCTTCGAGCGCTGCAAGATCGGCGACGTGTCCACCGACCTCATGAATATATCTGATGGGATCATGAAGCGATTGGAGGAGACGGTTCGGAAGGATCGAACGAAGGCGGAGAGCGCGAGGCAGGGCTACGTACTGACGGAGCAGGAGACACGCGCCGTGCAGCAGTGGGCGCGCGAGCATCCTCGCATTCTGTACGACGTGATCGAATACACATCTCGACACGGACTCATTCGCGAGTTTGCAAACCGACTGCTGGTCTATCTGCTCGGCACGAGTCGCAAGATGAAGTCCCCATTCAGCGGCATCGGCAAGGGTGACGCCGCGAGCGGCAAATCGTTTCTCGCATCGGCGATCTTCAAGCTCATGCCCGAAGAGGATCTCGTCGAATATACGCGCATCACGAGCGCCGCCCTCTACTACCGCGACGAGTACGCGCTCCAGAATAAAATCTTCTTCGTGCGCGAGGCGCCTGGAGCCGATGGCAGCGAGCATTCGATCCGTACGTTCATGACGGAGGGCGATCTCACACAGTCAACCGTGCAGAAGGACGAGAGCGGTCGCAACGTGTCGGTCGACATGAAGATCCGCGGACCCATCGCGTTCTACACCACGACGACGCTGGTCGAGATCAACCCCGAGAATGAAACAAGATTGCTGCAAGTCCATGCAGACGAGACGCGCGAGATGAACGAGGCGATTCTCAAACCCATCGCATGGGCCGCGCAGCACGGATCTTTAGATCCGTCACCCGATACGCTGCTCGCATGGCGGAACTTCCAACGTGTGCTGGTCAAGGGCGCGGGTGTCGTCGTCCCATTTGCGAAGCGACTCATGTCGGGCTTTCCAACATCGAACCTGCGTTCTCGACGCGATTTCGCGCGCCTGCTCGATCTCATCAAGGCGTGCGCCTACTTGCATCAGTTCCATCGACAGAAACATACTTACGTGGACGACGCCGGGCAGCCCCACGATGACATCGTCGCATCGGTCGCAGACTACGCGATCGTGAAGCGCGTCGTCGGAGCTTCGATGATGAAGTCGGCGCTCGATGTGAAGGCGGGGCAGGAAGAGCTCATCAAGGCTGTTAACGCGATCACGGAGACGGCGATCCTTGAAGCGAAGTCGGGTCGCACTCCATTGCAACATACCGAGGCCGAGCGTGACGGCAATGGAGATTGGACAGTTTGGATCGCGACGCCTGCGATCCGAGAGTATCTCGGCAAGACGCAGCGCGCCGTGCGCGATCTTGTGCGCACGCTGGAGGAGCAAGGCATCGTGATCGTGGCTCCGAATCGCAAGCCGACGCGATTGCGGATCGGGGATCGCGTCGTGAATGGTGAGCTTGTACTACCGACGATCGACCCGGAAGAACTGTTCGCGGATGCGCCGCAGGATCGTGCGCTCGCGTACGACCCGCTGACAGCGCCCGACTTCGATCAGATCCATCGTTTCGATGCGCCATCGTGACAAAGGAGAACACCGTGTCCGTGAAGACTGCAACAAAGATCCATTGGTCCCGCAAGCTGATCCGCCTCGGCGCGTGCGAGGAAGCGGTCGAATATTCGAAGGCGCAACCGTCCTTCGCCGTCGCGTGGAAAAAGTGCGAGCGCGGCGACTGGATGCTTTGGCTTGCCGGCCGGCTCTCGGGCCCTCCGAAGAGTGCGTCGCGCAAGAAGCTGGTCCTCGCGGCCTGCGCGTGCGCCCGGCTCTCGTTGCCGCACGTCCCTGCCGGCGAGGAGCGCCCGCGTATCGCGATCGAGACGGCCGAGCGGTGGGCGCGCGGCGTAAAGGGTGTCACGCTCGATCAGGTGCGATCCGCCGCCTCCTACTCCGCCTCCTACTCCGCCTCCTACTCCGCCGCCGCCGCCGCCTCCTCCGCCGCCTACACCGCCGCCTCCTGCTCCGCCGCCTACACCGCCGCCTCCTGCTCCGCCGCCTACGCCGCCGCCTCC